TTTGTTCGGATGTCATCGGTACACTGTACATAAAAAATACACGCGTGGGGCGCAATGCACCGCGCCGCGTGTCGCGCTGCACGACGCGGCGGGCGTTGCGCCTGGGCCGCCGCGCCTGTGTTACCTTTTGGGGGAGCCAAGCCCCTCGGCTTCTTCTCCCGACTCCCTCAGCGTCTCGATGTCACGTCACACCCTGTCGCCGCAAGAAGGACTGACCGACGAGGATTTTCAGGAGGCGGCCGAACGCCTCGGCTGTGAGGTGGCGGCCATTCGCGCCGTCGCCGAGGTGGAAAGCCCGCGTGCGGCGTTTCTCGACTATCGCCCCGACGGACGCGGCGGCGAGACCTACCGCGTGCCGACGTGCCTCTTCGAGCGGCACAAGTTTTACGAGTACGTCTGCGAACGGCGGGGCGCGCCGGTCGGCAACGCCTGGTACTCGGACCACCCGAACCTCTGCAACCCGAACTACGGCGGGTACGAGGGTGGGGCTGCCGAGCATGACCGCCTCGGCGCCGCGGCAGACCTGGACCGCACCTGCGCGCTCCTCTCAGCCAGCTACGGCCGTTTTCAGGTCATGGGCTTCAACTGGCAGGCGCTCGAATACGACAGCCTGCAAGCCTTCATCAACGCGATGTGGGGGAGCGAGGCCGGCCATCTCGACGCTTTCGTCCGTTTCGTGGAGGCGAACGGCCTCGGGCAGGCCTTGCGTAATCTGGACTGGCGCGTCTTCGCGCGGGGCTACAACGGGCGGGGATACGAGCGCAACGACTATCACATCCGGATGCGTGATGCCTACCGAAAACACGCCAGCGCTACCTGATGGCTGCGGAGTGCACTGCTGTAAAACTGCAAAACCAAATGGGTAAAAGATGTCACCGGGCTTGATTTATGGCCTTTTCGGTTCGGCGTGCACTGTGCTTCTCGGCGTCATCGGCTTCTGGGCGCGGCGCTGGATTACCGGCACCGACAGCAGCATCGAGGATGTCGAACAAAACGTGAAAAGGCTTCGCCGGGATGCAAAAAACGCGCGTGAGGAGATGGAAGAAACCATCACGCAAAATGCCGTTGCACGCGAGCAGAAGATGCGGGATGATCTCGACGAGCACATAGACAAAGCGGACGAGATCTACGCCCGCAAGCCGCGCCTGAATCGATTCGAGGAGCGTATGAACCGCAAACTGCGTTCTATCGACGATAAGCTGGAGCGCATCATCGAAATGCACTTAGACCCCTAAAATAATGCCTTTTCCTATCGGAAAGATCGTATCGGATGCCCTCGGTCCCGTGACCGACATGGTGGACGACCTCTTCACGTCGGACCAAGAGCGCAAAAAGGCGGAGCGCTTGATGCAGAAGGTCAAGCAGCGGATGCAGAGCAAGCTGCTCGACGTGAAGCAAAAGCTGATTGAGCAACGCGGACGCGTCGTCGTCGCCGAGGCAAAAGGCGAAAGCTGGCTCCAGCGCTCGTGGCGACCGATTACGATGCTCGTCTTCGTGGTCCTGATCGTCCTGCACTGGTTGGGCGTGGCGGGGACGCAGCTCCCGCCGGGCGTGCAGCAGAGCGTGTACGACCTCATCAAGCTGGGGCTGACGGGCTACGTGGTGGGGCGCAGCGCGGAAAAGGTGACGGACCGCTGGAGCCGCGGCAAGGAGGCCGAGCGCAACACGCAGGAGGCGAAGCGGATGGAGCGCCTGCAAGAAAAAACGCCTGACAGCATTAGCTGAACACCCAGTGCGCAAAAACCGAACCCCATGCGATGCCTGCAAAAGAGCGATGTGGTGCCGTCTGTCGTGACGGCACGCCTTGCCAGTCGTGGCCGGTCAGAGGCGCAGACCGATGCCGAATGCATGGCGGCAAGAGCCCCGGCGGGCAAGGCGGTCCCGACGGAAACCGGAAGGCGGTCGTCACCGGGGAGCACGAAAGCATCTTCTACGACGCCCTCGACGACGACGAAGCTGTGCTCTTCGATCAGGTCGATCCTGACAAACGCGCGCAGCTGGAAGAGCAGCTTCGCCTGACGGTGATCCGCGAGCGCCGGATGCTTCTGCGCATCCAGTGCCTACGCAGCCAAGACGAGCACCCCGCGGCGCGCTCCCACACGCACGGGCAAGGGCAGAAAGGCCCGATGGACTACGAAGAGGAAACTCATGAATCGACGCTCGACACCATCCAGCGCATCGAAGAATCGCTCACGCGTGTGCAGGGCCGGCATGTCCAGCTCGTCAAGGAACTGCGCAAGCTCGACGGCGGCGAAGAAGACACGAGCGACCGGCTGGGCGACCTCCTCGACGGCCTCGCCGCGCTTCGCGAGCAGCCAGACGACACGTACGTATCGCCCAACGCTGATGAGTAATCAGCCGCCGCTTTTGAGTCCGATGCAAGCCCGTGTACTTGCCGAGAGCACGGCGCGCCTCAACATCGCGTGGGGGCCGGTGCGCTCTGGGAAAACCGTGGGTTTGGAGCTGTACCGCTGGGTTGAGTACGTTCAGCAGGCCCCGGACGGCGATCTGCTCATGGCCGCCAAGACGCTCAAGACGCTGGAGCGCAACGTGCTGCGTCCAATGCAGGACACCTTCGGCGGAAGCGTGGTGAAATACTCGCTCGGCAAGAAGCAGGCGCGCATCGGCGGCCGGCGCGTCGAGTTGGAGGGCGGCAACGACGCGCAGGCCGAAAACAAAATCCGCGGCATGACGCTGGCCGGGGCGTGCATCAACGAAATCACCCTCGTGCCGGAAAGCTTCTTCAAGCAGATCTTGGCTCGCATGTCGGTCGCCGGCGCGAAGCTCTTCGGGACGACGAACCCGGACAGTAGCTACCACTGGTTGAAAACCGACTTCCTCGACCGCGAAGGCGAGCTCGACCTTCGCCAGTGGAAATTCTCCCTCGATGACAACATTTTCCTCGACGAGGATTACGTCTCTGCGCTCAAAGCGGAGTACACGGGCCTCTGGCACAGGCGCTTCATCCTCGGGCTGTGGGTGCAGGCGGCCGGCGCAGTGTACGCGCATTTCGATGACGACACGCATGTCCAGGAACTGCCGCCGGAAAAGTGCCGCCGCGTCCGGCAGTGGATCGTCGACGTCGACTACGGCACCTCGAATCCGACGACGTTCAGCCTGAAAGGCGTCTGGCACGAAGACGTCGGCGGGGAGCGGAAGCCCTTCGCCCACACCTTCAAGGAGTACCACCACGACGGCCGGCGGGAGGGGCAGAAGACTGACGAGGAGTACGTCGCCGCAATGGAAGTCTTCGTGCCTGAGGCCGCCGGCGGGCAGGCGCTGCCAGAGAAACGCGGCGCCGTGCCGATCTACGTGGACCCCGCGGCGGCCAGCTTCATCGCGGCGCTCCAGCAGAAAGGCTTCCGCGTCGTCTCAGCTGACAACAGCGTCCTCGACGGCATTCGCTTTGTCGCCTCGATGCTGGGCGGTCGGGACGACGCCGGCGAGTGGCCGCGCTACACCATTGACCCGAGCTGCACGGAGACGCCGCGGTCCTACGCGGCCTACGTCTGGGATGAGAAAGCGCAGGACCGGGGCGAAGACCAGCCGCTGAAGCAGCAAGACCACTGTGTCGACCGCGACCGCTACGGCCTCTACACGCACCTCGGTAAAAAGAAGCGCACGCTGCGCACCGCCGACGCTGCCCTCTGACCGACCACCGACCACGCCCATGCCGATTCCGAAGCACCAGGAATACGAGCGCCTGATCGAGAAGTGGACGTACGCCTGGGAGGTCTACACCGGGCGTTACGCCGACGCCGACCGCATCGAAAAGTACCTGATTCAGCGCAAACAGGGGGAGGCCAATGCCGCGTACAAGGAGCGGAAGAAGCTCGCCGACCCCGCGCTCGACTTTTCGGCAGTCGTGGACAGCCTCGTCGGGATGCAGTTCGCGAGCGAGCACCGCACGCAACGCACCTGGGCGGAGGAGGGAAGCGAAGGGCTCGGCGACGCACAGGAGAAGGGGACGCCGGCGCACCGCATCCGCACGAACGTCGATGCGGAGGGCACTGCGCTGGAGACGCTGCTGAAGCGCTGTGCGACGCGGCTCACGGCGGTGCACCGCGTGTGGGGCCTCGTCGATCCCGGCGTCGTCGCGCAAGATGGCACGCTCACGCGGCCGGCGGTGGCGCATCTGATCAGCCCGGAGGAGGTGGTCAACTGGCGAGCGGAGAACGGCCGCCTCGTGCAGGTGCTCGTGCGTGACGAGTCAGACGGACGCGACGACCTGCGCGACGACTTCGACGACACGGATTACTACACGCTCTACGAGACCGGCGGCTGGACGCGCTTCAAGGACGACGAGGGCGACCTGAAGCCGACCGGCGACGAGGGCGAGTACGCGTTCTGGCAGTCCTCCGACCGGCGCCAGCGCATCTTGCCGATCTTCCGCGTCGAGTTGCCGCTGCCCCGCATGGTGGGGCACCTGCTGGCGCGCAAGTGCGTCGCGCTTTTCAACACTGAGTCGGAGCTGGATAATCTCCTTCGCCTCTGCTGTATGCCGCGTTTCGGTGTGGCGACCGGCGAGAACGGCTACGCGGATTTCGCGGAAGTCGTCGACAAGATCCGCGAAGGGCAGAGTGTCCTCGAGGGGGCCGGGCATGAGTATATTGCGCCGCCGGCCGCCCCCGCGACGGTACGTATCAAACGGCTCAAGCAGAAGCGCAGCGACTTCTACGCGGTGGGCTTTCGCGAGTACGGCGACGCCGCCAGCCAGACGACGGCGACGGAGAAGGAGCAGGACTGGGCCGCCGGCGTCGCCGCGTTCCTGACGCTCCAGGCGGGCGCGCTCGAAGCCTTCGACCGGCAGTTGGGGCGACGCTTCGAGCAAGCGGAGTACCCCGAACAGCCGGCGCGCTGGGGCGCCTACGACGTGAGTCGCTCGCGCGACTTCCAGCCGGAGAACGTGCGCGAGACGCTCGGCAAGGTCGCCGACAAGGTGTACGGCGCACGCACGATGCCGGTAGACGCCGACACCGAGGTCGAGCTGATTGAGCGCTACCTTGACGAGCACGGCTTCGCGCCGGAGAAAGAGGGCCTGCGCGAGGCCGTCCAGCAGCGGCGCGATCGCGAAGCGCAGACGGCCGGAAGCATGGGCGGCAGGCTGTGATGGAGTACGCTACGCTGTGGGACACATGGAAGGCCGTCGACCAGGCCGACGGCTACGCGGAAGTCTGGGTGCACAGCGACTGGACACCCATGCAGCGCACAGCCGGGCCGCTACCGTAGCGATATCATCGAAAGCATCGAGGTGTATCTGAACTGATGCCTGACCCGCAGCCGTCGTACAACGAAGCGCTCTATGAGGCGCGCCAGAGCTTCCTCGCCGACGGCGGGCCGCGCGACGAGCTGCTGCGTCGGCTCTACCGCGAGTACGCGCAGATGCTCGTGCGCATCCAGAGCGAGGCCGGCGAGGAGATCATCACTGAGGCGCGCGCGGAACGTTTGCGCGCGAACGTGCGGCGCGAGATGAACCGGCTGGAAGACCACCTCGCCGGGCAGCTCGACGCGAGCGCCCTGCAAGCGGCACAGCTGGCGGCGACGGCGCACTCCAACGGCGTCGCGGCGGCGAGCCAGGCGGCCGGCCGGCAGATCAGCGCCGACTTCGCCGCCGTTCCGCGCCGCGCGCTGGAGCAGATGATGGTACGCCGCGGCATCGGGCAGGCGACCACCTTCAAGACGCTGCTCAACCGCAACGTGGAGGAGGCCGCCGACGATATCGACCGCAAGATCACGTCGGCTATCGGGCGGGGGCAGTCGAGCCGGCGGCTCACCCGCGAAATCGCGCAGGACCTTGCGCGGAACGACCCACAGCTTCAGCAGGCGCTCCAAGACCTTGGGCCGCGCGGCGGACGCACGCTCCAGGCTATCGAGGACGGGGAGGAAGCGCCCGAAGGCGAAGAGCTGGACCGCGCGAAGCGGCTCCTGTACGACGCTCGCCGCATCGCGGTCTCGGAGATGAATAACGCCTTCACGGAAGCGAACCGCGTCTCGAATGCGGAGTCCCCCGTCGTCGATCTCGTGCGCTGGCGTACATCGACGAAGCATGCCGCGCTGGAGAGCAGTCCCGACATCTGCGACTTCCTCGAAAAAGCCGACCTGCACGGCTTCGGCTGGGGGTTGTATCACCCGGCCACGGTGCCCGCGAATCCGCACCCGTTCTGCATGTGCTGGACGCGCGCCGTGCTGAAGGACGAGTCCGACTGGGGCGACGAGGGGCGTGACGTGCCGGAGCCGGCCGCCCCCGAAGCGGACGACGTGCGCAGTGTGCTGGATGGCGTGGAGGGCAAGCGCACGCTCACGGATGCTTTCGTGAACCGGCAGGCGAAGGCGGCGAAGGAGCATCTCGCGCTCGCTTACAAGCACCAGCGCACGCCAGAGGGCACGACGTAGGGCGCGCCCCGCCTCGCGGTAGAGCCGCCCTGCGAAAGATGGCTATCATATGGGCGTCAGCTTTTTCACGCCTACGTCCGCAGAGACCAATGCCGGAGTTTCAGACGCAGACCGCCGACGGGGACACCGTGACGGTGGACACCGACGACCTGGGCGACCTGCCGGATGGCTTTTCGCTCAACACGCCGCAGGGCGCCGCCGACGGGCACGTAAGTGAGCAGCACCACAAGGCACAGGTGACGCGCGCGAAGAAGGAGGCGGCCTCCAACGCGGTCGAAGGCATGGTCGCCCGTGACGAGGCCGCGCAGGACGAGGCGGTCGTCGAGGCGGTCCTCGAAGCGCACGGCGACGGCGACGTCGACCTCGAAAGCTACAAGTCGCAGTGGCAGGACGAGCACGTCGCGCCGCTCCAGGAGCAACTCCAGTCGCTCCGCTCGCGCAGCAAGATCGACCAGCTGACGGCGGCCGGCGCCGAAGTCGGCGTCAAGGACGACCACCTTTCCGGCGGGCAGAAGAGCTACCTCGCTTACCTGCTGTCCGACCGGCTGGAGTACGACCCCGAGCACGGCGTCGTCGCTACCGACGCCAGCGGCAACCGAATGCCGGGCGGCGACGGCGCGGCATTCGCCGGTCCGAAAGACCTTTTGGAGCAGGTCAAGCAGAGCGGCAAGCATCCGGCGCTTTTCAAGGCGCAGCAGCCCCAGGGCGGCGGCGGCAGCTACAACGGTGGCGGCTCGGGCGGGGCCGGCAGCTCCGAAGTCGTGAGCAGCGACGACCTCGCCTCCGGCGACGTCGACCCCGAAGACGTACTCGACGGCAGCGTCGATGTGCAGCAGTAAGACGGACCTTCCCCTCGACCCCTTCGCTTTCTCCTACGCGACATCCGCGCCCCTTCCGGCGCCCTGACTCATGCCGAACGATCTGCAAGCCGCCATTCCGAAAATTCTCTCAGCCGGTCTCGTGGCGCTCAGGCAAGCGACGACGCTTCCGTCGCTCGTGAGCCGCGACTACGACGACGAGGCTGCGGAGAAGGGCGACACGATCACGCTTCACGATGCGGAGGACATCGAGGTCCAAGACGTCGCGCCGGGCAATACGCCGCCGGCGACGCAGGACACGGACGAAAAGAAGTCCACCATCAAGCTCGACCACTGGAAGGAGGCGTCCTTCTACCTGACTGACAAGGACGTCGCCGAGGCGGTAGAGGGCGTGATCCCCGAGCGTGTCGAAAAGGCGTCCATCGCGCTGGCCGAGCAGGTCAACGCCGACATCGCGGCGACCTACTCGAAGGTATACAGCGCCGTCGGCACGGCGGGGCAGACGCCCTTCGGAAGCGACTACACGGAGGCCAGTGCCGCGCGGAAGGCGCTCAACAACGAGGGGGCGCCGATGTCGATGCGCCGCATGGTCGTCGATCCCGACGCCGAAGAGAATGCGATCAACCTGTCCGAATTTGCGGACGCCTCGTTCGCGGCTGATGACAGCGTGATCGTCGAGGGCCAGATCGGGCGCAAGCTCGGTTTCGATTGGGCGATGGACCAGCAACTCTCGACGCACAACGTCGGCAACTTCGACGGGACCATCGTCACCGACGGCGCGCAGCCCGAGGGCACGGAGCGCGTCACCATCGACGGGGCCACGGCCGACCAGACGATCCTCACGGAGGGCGACCTGATCTCCTTCGCGGGCGTCACGGGCACCTACGCGGTGCAGGCGGCCGTCGAGGCGGCGCCGGGCGACACGACCAGCACGGCCCACACCGTCATCCTGGGCCGCGGCCTCGAAGCGCCCGTCGCCGACGACGCGACGGTCACGCAGGAGGTCAGCACCGACCACGTGAGCAATCTCGCCTTTCACCGCGACGCCTTCGCGCTGGCGATTCGCCCCCTCGCCGATGTGGTCGGCGACGAGGCGATGGTTCAGACGATGGTCGACCCGCTGACGGGCATCCCGCTGCGTCTCGAAATTACGCGCGAGCACAAGCGCACCCGCTGGAGCTTCGACCTGCTCTACGGCACCGAGTGCATCCAGCCGGAGCTGGCGACGCGCGTGCTGGGCTGATTCCGGAGGCGGCCGCCCTGCTTCGGCGTTCTTTCTCCTAAAAATGATGTTCGCTATGTCTACGCTCCCCACGGTCAGAATCGTCGACGATTCGGGCGACGGCTTTCGTCTCATCAACGAGGACGCCTTTGACCCCGACGAGCACGAGCGTTACGAGGCCGGCACGCCCGACCCGACGGACGGCGCGAAGTCGCTTGCGGAAGAGGAAGACATTGACCTGTCGGAGGTGGAGGGCAGTGGCAAGAAGGGGCGCGTCACGAAGGCGGACGTCGACGCGCTCGTCGAAGACGAAGACTGACTGATGCCTTATTTCGACCCGGCCGACAGCGACGACCTCGCGCTGATCCACCCGGCCCGCCTGCGCGATCATGGCGAGCTGGCGACGGTCGCTGCACAGGTCGAGCACGACGTTCTTTCCCAGACTGACTACGACGCGGCGGGCACCACCGGCGCGGCGACCGGCGAAGAAGCCGACGCGCTGCGCCGCACGGTGGCCGACGTGACGGCGCACCGCCTGCGCTACTACGAGGACGACGATACGCTCACGTCGCAGTCGCACGGCGGGCGCTCAGAGAAGCGACCCGAGGGGGCGCTCGACAAGCGCTGGCCCGTCGACTGGCGCTGGCGCCTCGACCGCTTCGACACGGCCGACGACGAGGGCGGCTCTGGTGGCATCGTCTACGTGACCTGACCTTCGCTCATGCTCGGATACCCGCATCACCTCCACGTCGAGCGCGCGACGCGCACCGAGTCCGACGACCTCGGCGGCTTCGTCGAAGGCGAAACGCGGGTGGTGTACGACGACCGGGCGGACGTGCAGGACGCCGGGCGGTCGAGCGTCGGCGGCGCGCAGGTGACACGCGACGGCGGGACGGTGACGGAGGAAGGCGACGCGACGGCCTTCCTCCCGCCGGAGGCCGACGCCGGCGCCTTCGCCGTCGGCGACCAGGCGGTCATCACGTGGCCCGATGGCACCGATCAGGCGGCGACGGTGGCGCGCGTGGTGCGCCTCGACGACAAACTCATGCTCTCTTACGACTGACCACCCCGGCAGCCGTGGCACAGGACGACATCGAAATTGACATCGACCTCGACGGGCTGGAAAGCGCGATTGCCCAGCTCGGGGAAGAAGAGGAGGAGAAACACCGCCGCGTCGAACACGCGCTCGAAACTTCAGCCGTCGAAATCCGCGATGACGCGAAAAAGAACGCGCCCGTCGATACCACTAACCTTCGCAACTCCATCTCGCAGCGTGCCACGAAGGACTCTGGGCCCGGCCGCGAGGTCTACACCGGCCTCGAATACGCCCCTCGCCAGGAGCTCGGTTTTCGCGGTACCGACTCGCTGGGGCGCACCTACGACCAGAAGGGCAGCCACTACATGAAACGCGCCTTCGAGTCCAACCGCCGCGAAACGATCAATCGCCTCCGCCGCGCCCTCCAAGGATAGCTCTTCAGAGATAGCCCTCCAAGGATAGATGCCTACCTCCACGCGCGAGCCGGTCCAGTCGCCGTTCGAGCCGCTTCAGAAGGCGGTCGTGGCGCGCCTGAACCTGCATCCGGCCTCGCAGGCGATTCCTGTCTTCGACACCGAGCCGGCCGCCGGCGAAGAAGAGCCGGCCGTCGGCGACCCCTTCATCGTCGTGGAGCTTTTGACGAGCGACCCCTCCTACACCGACGACGGCGTGCTCTACGAGGCGACCGTTCGCCTCGTGGCGCACGACCTCCAGCGGGGCGGCCCCGGCAGCCCGGCCGCACTGATGCAGGCGCTTCGCCAGGCGGAGGAGGCGCTCACCTCGCGCCCGCTCGCCGTCGAGGGATACGGCCAGCAGGAGCTGGAGCACGACAGCGCGCAGAAACTGCCCGCTGACGGCGCCGAGGGGCGCACGCGCCGCCGCGCAGTACTGGACTTTCGCTTTGACCACTACGCTACTCGCTAAGGACGACCATGCAGGGGCAAGACTACACCGTAGAGATCGCGCCGCCGAGCGCGGCGGCTCCCGACCCGCTCGGGATGCCGGCGCCGGCAGACCGCCTGCAGCTCGGTCGGCTACGCACCAAAAGCCTCGCGCGTGCCGCAGAGGCGATTGATACGGGTACCGACGACACTGCCCCGCATGGCACCAGCGAACCGAGCAAGAAAACCTCCTCAATCGAGGCGGGCGGGCTGCGCGCATTCATCGGTGAGGGGCAGCAGATGCTCGAAGCGTGTTACGAGCAGCAGCGGGCTGGCAATCAGTACTGGCTTTTCTTTACGCCGCGCCGGAACGGAGAGGCGAAGACGTACGCGCAGCAGGTCACCCTCACTCAACTCGACATCGAAGGCGAGAGCAGCAGCCAGATCGAATACTCGCTGAGCGCGGACTTCTCAGGGCTTCTGGCGGCGGCCCCACGCGTGTCCTTCGAGGCAGACGGCTCCAGCTACGACGCTTCGAGCGGCACGTGGGCCGACGGATCAGTTTTCAAACACGACGCGACGGCCCCCTCCAGCGCCGCAGCGCCGGGCCTGGACACCTCCGGCGCGTTCTCATTCCTCACGTTCGATGGGACCGACGATCAGCTCTCGATCTCGTCAAAGGTTTTCCCGCCGGGGTCATGGGGCTTCACTTTGACAGGCGTGGCGCGGCTGAAAAGCGACAGAAACCACACGCTAATCGGGGGCGGCGCAGACGGAACCGCCTCGGAGATCGATCTGGATACCCAAGACAGTTCAGACCGACTGTCGCTGCGGATCGGAACGGCGCCGGTGATCTCCTCGCCAGCCGGCTCAATTGCACTCGGCGAGTGGTTCGCGTTTCTGGTGAGCTACAAGCCGGGCGCTGGGCGCTCGATGGTTGTCGGAGACACTCGCGTCGAAGACGACATCGGCGACATCGGGCGAGCAACGGGAGCGTATTCCGTCGGCGCTGAGAGAGATGATAATTTTTTAGACGGCGAGCTGGCGCACCTATTGGTCGGCGCTGGGACCTTTCCCCTCTCGCGCCAAGACGCGCTCCTGAATGACTTGCGCAGCACGTACAACCTCTGACTCGCTCCCCTCCCTACCGACCCCTTCTTCGATACGATGCAAGGCCAAGACTACATCCTCGAAATGGCGCTCCCCTCGGCGCCGCTGGGCGCCAACGACATGCCCGCGCCAGGAGACCGCACCAAGATTGGCCACACGCAAACGAAGAGCTTCTCGCGCTCGACTGAAGCGGTGGACAGCACGACTGACGACACTGCCCCGCATGCCACCAACGAGCCGGGAGAGAAAACCTCCTCCATCGAAGGCGGCGGCCTGTTCGTCTATAGCGACGCGGGACAGCAAGTGATTGAGGAGGCTTACGAGCAGCAGCACGCAAACGGGAAGTACTGGTATTTCTTCACTCCCGTAAACGCCGACGGCTCGGTCAACGCAAATGCCAAAACATACGGGCAGGTCGCCACGCTCACGCAGCTGGACCTGGAAGGGGAGACCAACTCCCGCATCGAGTACTCCTTCAGCGCCGACTTCAGTGGCAAGCTCGAAACGGCGGGCGGATGAGCCGCCAATGGATGATCCCCGGCTTTTCTCCGAAGCCGCGCAGCTGCCCTTTCTTCGCTAAGCTACACTCCAACTCACGCTATGGCCTCTCCGCGCCCCATCATCGACGTTCACGTCGGCGGGAAAGACCGCCCGATCCGCTTTGGCATGGCCGCCAACGCGGAGTTCTGCGACATGCGCGACGTATCGCTCTCCGCGCTCCAGAAGGCTGCGGAGGCAGCCGACGAGGACGAAAGCGTTCTCGAAGAAGGCGAGATCGACGGGCGCGAGATGCAGATCGGCGACGTGCTTGCTGTCATCTACGTGGCGCTCAAGGACGGAGCGCGCAAGCGCGCGAGGGAGGGCCACCAGCCGCCGTCCCCGCCGCGCGACTGGATCCAGGTCGCCGACTGGATTGACGAGATGAGCGAGGCGCGCCAGAAGCAGCTCTTCGAAACGGTGATGGAGCACATCACCGCAGCGGGAAAGTCCCAAGCGCCGGCCCAGGAGGCGCCGGCGGAGAGCAAGCGGGAAGCGTCTCGAAAAGAAGAGACCGCGCAAGCGCGCGACCGGACGACCGACCGGCGGCGGCCACGTGGGGAATGATGCTTGACACCGCTGCGGCGGCCGGGATCAGCGAGCGCGCTTTTTGGGAGATGCTTCCGCGCGAGTTCGCGCGCCGCGTCGAGGCGGAGCGCAAGCGACGGGAGGCGAAGCACCGAGACGACTGGGACCGGGCGCTTTTTCTGGCCAACCACATGCGCGGCTTCATGGATATGGAGCCGCTCGGGTACGAGGAGCTCTTCTCCGAAGGCGAAGGCGACGCCAGCGCGCCGAGCGCAAGCGAGTGGGACGCCCTCACCGACGAGCTCGACGAGCTCCGCGAGCAAAAAGGCATTTCCTGAAAAGACATTTTTTCAAGAAGAACGCCTGCTAAGCTATGACCGCCGGCGAGCTAAAAGTCGAAATCACCGGCGAGCTGAAAGGGCTGCGGCGGGCGCTCTCGAAGGCGAAGGGGCAGCTGCGCGGCTTCGGGCAAAGCATCGGCCGCATGAACAAGGCCGCCAGCGCCGGCGTCACGTCGGCGCTGGGGCTTGGAACGGCCATTACCGGGATCGGCGTGGCCGCCGGCGCGGCCGGAGCCGCGGCGGTCGGGTCGATGGCGGGGATCGGCATCGCGGCGGCGGCGCAGTCGGAGAAAGTGCAGAGCGCCTTTTCGGGGCTGGCCTCCGGCGTGAAAAGCGAAATGCAAGACCTCGCCGCGCCCATCGCGGACGTGCTCCCCGACGTGGCGCGCCAACTGCAAGGCACCTTCGACGCCATCGCGCCCGACCTTGGGGCCTCGTTCAAGGCGCTCGCCCCGCAGATTCAGACGGCGACGAGCGGCCTCTCCCGCTTCGCGACTGCGGTGATGCCAAGCGTGCGCCGCCTGATCGAGGCGGCGGCCCCGCTCACGCAGGCGCTGGCTGACAGCATGGGGATCTTGGGACGCAGCGTGGCCAGGATGCTCGACGGGCTACGTAGCGGTATGGACGGCGCGGCGCGCGCCTCGAAGGCATTCCTCGCCGGGATGGGGCGCATCGTGCGCGTGCTCGGCGAGGTGATGGGCAGCATTGCTGGCGTGAGCGGGCCGGTCTCCGAAGTGCTCATGCCTACGCTCGCGGAGGTGACGACGCTGGCCCTGCGCTTCTTGGAAGCAGTGCTCGTGCCGCTGGCGCCGGCGATCACAGCGGTTGTTGGCGGTTTCCAGCGCATGCTCGCCGCGGTGCGTCAGGCGGTCGGTCCCATCGGCGCGATGACGGCGCTGGCGACGCCGCTCCTGGCGGCCTTCACGTCGCTCTCTTCGCCGGTGCTGGCGACTGTTGCGGCGGTCGGTGCATTGGCGACGGCAGGGAAGAAGTTGCATGACAATTGGGATTCGGTGACCTCGTGGCTTGAAGGACGTTTTCCCGGCGCGATCGGCGCGGCGAAGAGCGCGCTGGACGGCTTCGTGTCCGGCGCGAAAGAGATCTTCGGCGCACTCCTGTCGGCGGCGCGGCCGGTGCTCACGGACCTGCGCAAGATGATCGCGCAGTGGATCGACTGGGCGTCGGCGGCTTGGGAAGCATGGGGCGACACCATACAGGCCGTCGTCTCCGACTACTTCGGGGAGGCGGTCCGGCAGATCAAGACGCTCATCAGCATCGCCGGCGACACCATCGGGGCGTTCCTGAACGTCCTCACGGGCGACTGGGCGGAGGCGTGGGCAGACGTGAAGTCGGTGGCTAAAACGGCGTGGCGTCTCGTCGTCAACACCGCGGTTACGGCTACGCGCCGCGTCTTGCGGGTGGTGCAGGCGCTCGCCGAAAAGGTGCCGGGGTACGGCGACGACATGGCTGGCGGGATCGAGACGATGATCTCGTCGCTGAAAGAGATGCGCATCGAGGCCGGAAGGACTGCTGATGCCGTCGAGTCGAGCTTTTCCCGCATGTCGTCTGCATCCTCCAGCGGAAGCATGAGCGGAAGTAGCGGCGGTGGTGGAGACAGCACGCAGGGCGCGCCGAAAAGCGACGTGTCGGGCGGCGGAGGCTTACAGGTGCCGACGGTTGATGTGAGTAAGCTTGAACCGTTGAAGACGGTGGCGAAAGGCCTCCAGAAGCAGACGGCGAAGATTGCGAAGCAGCCGGGCTTCATCAAAACGGCGGCCAAAGAGTTCGGTGTGGGCTTCCAGCGGATGGCGTCGCTGGTGAAAAGCGGAGGGGCGAAAGCCGTTGCCAATTTTTTGGAAATGCAGGAAGCGTTCAAGCAGACGCTCAAGCAGATCAACAAGACGCTTCAGAAGGGGCTCGCGAATGCAATCAGCAGCCTCGCCGAGGGCATCGGGAAGATGCTGGTGACGGGCGGCTCGTTCAAAGACGTAGGCAAAAAGCTGCTCGACATTCTGGCTGGCGTGATGAAGAAGATTGGTGGTCTGCTGATCAGCTATGGCGCGCTGATGGCGTCTTTCTTTTCGAGCGGAGGCTTTCTGAATCCGTACGCAGCTATCGGCATCGGCGCGGCGCTGGTGGCCGCGGGGGCGGCGCTGAGCGCGGCGCTGTCCGACAGCAACCGCGCCGTGCAGGGGGCCGCTGCCGCCGGTAGCGGTCTGCGCAGCAGCCCGGTAGACTACACGGCCGGCGGCGGCAACGCAACCGACACCGGCAGCACGTCGGATACCTCTTCGGGCGCGTCGGGCGGGGGCGGTTCCAGCGCGCCGCAGAAACAGGAAGTCGAGGTCAAGGTGACGCCCAGCGTCACGCCCAGCGGCGACCTCGTCTTCTCGCAGGAGGAGGGCCAGCGCCGTCTCGACGCCTACGGAACCGACAAGCAATAAGCGCATGGCTACCTTCGGCGTCAGGTACGACTCGCGTGTCGCGTCAGCTTACGGCGGGCACGCCTACGTGCGCCTCTTGGAGCGCGGCTACACCGGCGACGCGACGACGCTCCTCTTTGACGAGCGCGACCCGGAGGGCGAAGGCTACGCGCACCCGACTGACTCGCCACTTTCACTCTCGTGGGGGCGCAAGGGGAGCGACATTTACACGCCGCTTTTGGCCTCCCACGCCGAGGCGCAGTTCTGGAAGGTCGGCGGCACCGGACTGCTTGACGAGCTGCTTGGCGCGCCGAACGGGCGCTTTTTGCTGGAGATCGAGGAGACGTTTGGCGAGGCGGGCACCCGGTCGCTGTACTGGACGGGGCGTGTCAAGACAGACGTGTACAGCGACAGCACGATGACCGCGCCGAACCGCGTCGCGGTTCAGGCCGTCGATGGTATCGGCAGCCTCAAGGACGTGCCGTACACCTCGGGCGGCGGCCCCAACTATTCCGCATCGACCGGCCTCACGTACCCGGACGGCTCGACGCCGACCGTGCGCGAGTCGCTGCTGGTACACGTGCAACGCGCGCTCGGGAAGCTGTCGTACAGCCTGCCGCTCACGTCGGCGCTGGCGTGGTACCCCTACCAGGCGGCGACGGCGACAGACCGGTCCAGCGCGGAAGACCCGCTCGCGCATCTGGAAGTCAGCGGCGAGGCGTTCGCCGACGACGAAGGCGACGCGCTCGACTGCCACGCGGTGTTGAAGCAGATCCTCTACGTGACCGGCGCGCAGCTCTTTCAGTACGGCGGGCGGTGGCACCTCGTGAGCCGCGAGTTGATGGCGGGCGGGAAGCCCTACACGCGGCACGTGTACGCGGCCGACGGCACCGCGCAGGGCACCGAAGAGGCGGCCGGCGCGCTCCAGTACGACCCAGCGCAGGGACACGAGCGGCGCAAGGGCAAGCGCTCGTATCGTCCCAGCCGCGGCACCGCCGAGACGCTGTACAGCTACGGGCCAGTCGGCGACTTCATAGGCAACGGCGATTTTCAGGAAGGGCGGGGCTTGACAGACGGAGCACCCGGCTGGAATTACAACGACGGCTTCACGGGCATCCACAGCGTCGATGCGAAGAAGTACGAGGACTATACGCAAGACGATATTGGAACCCCCTTCATCGACGACTACGGACAGTCTGCTGATCAGGTGAGCACGAAGCTGGGGCTGTATTTGCCCTCGATGGTGACGGGACCGTCGGATGACCCGAGCTTCGTGCGAAGTCGCGTCCGCGACGACGGAGTGTCGGCGCAGTCCAAGTCGGGGACGTCGCGGATCGTGCCGGAGGGCCTGCCGGTCGCGTTCGGCGCCGACTTCAAGGTGCGTCCGAAATACCGCCCTGTTGACAATCCGATTTTACATGAGACGTATGCAGAGCTCAAGGTCGGTGATTATTTCTTGGTACCGATCAGCCCGGACGACGAAGGCATCTGGCAAGACTGCGAATGGCGTGCTGTCGGCGAGACTGCCTCCGAATCGAAATTCCCGGTCGTGGCCTTTCAGGGGAAGAAGGCCGGCGAGGTCGGCGTGCCGGTAGACAAAGACAACAGCTTCACCTTCATCACGCCGCCTCACCCGACTGGAGGGACACCTACGATCACGCTTTACTCGTCCGGGGAGCAAAACCCCGGCGATGACCGCAAAAAAGCCTTTGCGGTGATCTGGGATAACGTGCGGCTCTACCTCGCCGACGAAAATGGCGACGTGCTCGGCGCGCGCCGCACCATCGTGAGCACCGGAGCCGAAGGCGAGAAAGACGAGGTGGAGGTGTACCTCGGCGAAGGCCCCACCCTCGCGCACCCGACGCGACTGACTTGGGACGGCGCGCTGGCGACCGACTGGAAGCGCGGCCCGTACGCCAGCGGCGAGGCCGAAAGCGCGCTGCTCCTTGACGAGTTGATGGCGGCGACGTGGGTGTCCGCGCAGGCGAGCGTGCTGGAGGTACGGCAGGAGACGTACGCGCTGCTCACCGGTGCAGACGACGCACCGTACCGCCCGGGACAAGCCTTCGCCGTGCCGGGAGCGCGGCTCGCCAGTGGCTCGTCGGGTACGGCGCGCTACCATCCGTCCAGCTTGTCGAAAGACCTCTACCACGCCACCGACGCCGCGGAGTGGGTGCGCCTCCAGTACACCGACGTCAGCTACGAGACGACCAGCGAAGCAGAAGAAGGCGACGGTTTCGATGCGCCCTCCGACGATGGCGAGCGCGGCATCGACACGACGCTCGAGACCGCAGCCGCCGACGTGCGCGAGCTGGCCGGCTACGTTGCCTCGAAGAATCCGCTTGCTACAACAACCGCGGAGGTGGCTTCAGGCAGCATCTCGTCACTTCCGGTGACGGCGCAGGGCGAGGCGGTCTTGCAAAAAGGCGACCGCATCGTTGTCGTCAATCACGCGAGCGGTCGACCCATCGAGATGCAGGTGACGGATGACCAGGGCACGGACGACACGACGCTGGAGGTGGCCGACGCAGACGACGCGACGGCGGACGTGGCGCTCGACGGGGCGCTGGCGAGCGGGAGCGGCGTGTACTTCGGCCACCGGGCGTTGCTTCGGATCGTGCGCCAACTCGAATCCAAGCAGGACCAGCAAGCCGATACGCTATCGACACATCGCAGGCGGATTTCTACACTTGAGGACGAAGTTTCGACGCTTCGTGCTCGTGTGGATGATTGTTGCGGAGACGTTCCGGTTTGGAGTCTCTCGGATGTTCGTGCCGAAGCAGGCACGCCTCCTCAATATACCCTTTCAGACGTTCGCGCCGAATAATGGCTGACCGAACCGATTTTTCTCGCAAGGACAACACGGTGAACGCAGGAGTGTCCAGCGGCACTGCTTCGTTTTCTCCTACCGATGTATCTGGCGGAGTGGCCGTAACCGATGCGGATGGCGATAATCTTGAAGCATTTGACGTGTTCGTGGAGCTTCTGGCCTACTCCGATGGCACCGATGAGGTGCGCGGAGAAAATGATGGAGATGCGCGGCCTTCGTGGTTGAGTGGGTCACTTTCGCAGAGCCAAGCGAGCGATGGGTCGACAGAAGGGGTGCCAGAAATCACCGTAGACGAAACGGGTCTGCCTTCAGACCTTTCGTTCGTGGTTATTGGAGTTTCAGTAAGTGATGGTGACACAACTAGAAAGAACTTCTTTCGATATGCCCCCTCTGGATGCGGTCCAGTTGCAGAAGTTAGCCCGGTTTCCTATGCCGTGCTCACCGAACGGGGGACGGCCATAGACTACGGCGAGGGAACAGAAGCGGTGTTTTCCGACAGTTCTTGGCAGTCTGGAGATTATGTGCTCGTCCTTCTCACAGTACAAACCCATCCTTCCGTATCACCTCCAAGCGACTTTACCGAACTGGCTTCGCAACCTCACCCAACTGACACTGATTTAGGTGCTTACATCTACGGTGGTTTTCTTTCATCCGACGGCCAGAGCCTCACTTTTTCTTGGGGAAGTACGCAGGTGCTCGCCGGGCTTGCGCGTGCGTTCAGTGGCATTGAATCCAGCAACTCTGTTGAAAAAGTAACCGTCGGTGCAACAGACGAAGTGTCTGGCAACACCCGAGACGTGATTCTCGGAGATACGTCGGGACTACCGACCGACGGGATTGTTGCTGGATTTCCGTTCGTCACACATTCCGAATCAGGCGACGGGGAGGAATCTTGGTGGTCGAAATACATCCGCGAAGAGTGGGTGTGGGGCAGTGACGGCTCTGGCACCGCACGGACAGCAAGGATGGTTTCGGCTACGCCTGTGCCGGGGGCATCGGATTTCGAGCCGCCGGTGTTTCGCAAAGACACTGACAGCCACGGCGTTCATGGCACTGTTTTCCTGCGCCGTTCTTCGCAAACGCGGTCGGCAGCATCAACCAGTTTCCCCTCCTCCATTTCTGCCGGAATCGACAATCCGGTGGGCTACGCATGGATTATCGAGCAAAACGGATCGGTTGTTCAGTCTGACTCGGGAGGAAAGGCACGTGCATCAGGTGAAGGCGATCTGCCCTTTACGCTGGATACTCCTTGCCACGGCGCCAGTATTGCGAAGCCCATTACTGCCGTAGCCATAATGCGCCTCGTCGAACAAGGGCATTTGAGCTTGAGTGACGCCGCATGGCCGTACCTCAAAGATCGTTATACTTCTATTGCATCTGGGGCGGAAGAGGCTACCGTTCGCCAGTTTCTGCAAATGCGTTCGGGGTTGACGACAGACATAGACCTTTACGGCGGGTTCGACACGGAAGTGCAGGATTATCTGGACGG